TCGATTAACAATGGAATAATCTTATCTTTATCTACAGTTAGAAAGTTGTGATCGACTCCACTCTTTCTGGCATAGTTGCCATTAAACGGTGCGGTGACTACTGCATCTGGAATTACTTCTTGAATTTCTTGTGCGATTACACCTGTCTCATGCATTGAAGATGGATGAAAATCATATTCAGATGTGATGTTATCAATCCAATCAAATGTCACACCACGAATCTTCTTGACTTTATCAATAGCATTTTCGATAGGAGTGACATTGGTTTTTAATCTACCGTCTGAAGCATATGCAGTAACGTTTCCTGTGCCAGAAATATTACCGCTTGATCCATCCAACCAAACTCTTGCGTCTCCATCTGCGGCGACATACATTCCCCATCCACCAGCACCAGTTAAACTAATAAAACTAGCGTTATTGTGAGAATATCCAATGCCATACATATTACCCAAGGCTTCCTCGCTTGGATTATAGCTTGAACCGATAGTATAGATTGGATTTGATTTATAACTGTTTGCACCCACACTGTTATAAGAACCCACTAAATGCCCTGTTTGGTGAGAGTTTCTTCCTATGCCCGCAACCGTTATTGTTTGACTAGGTGTATTACCAGCGTGGTAAACTCGATAACTATTTGCACCAGCTGACCAACCACCATATGCCAAATCATTGATACCACCATCTACACCAAGGTTGGCAGCGTAATCACCGCCAACATGGAATGTCATAAATGCATCAGTACCAGCACCATTATTAAAGCACTGCAATGATGCTTGGTTACCAGATGAGGTTGCAATATTTCCATAACATTCATAAGTGTGTATCACACCGTCTGGAACTGTACCGCTGGCATCCAGCCGCATTATTGATGAACCCTGAATACCATCTACAGTATCAGCATCAAGACCAGAGCCAGAGCCGTCGTTGCCAGAGTTCCAAATCGTAACAGCAGAAGTCCATGTGCCGTTATTTTTTACTCTGGCTTGAATTTCACTGGCATCAGTATAGCTCGTTGAAGCCATCTGCCAAGCATAACCTGAATTAGTGGCGTGTGAAGCATGAAAGCCTATAGTGCCAAAGTTTGATCCATTGTCTCTAAAGAACATGGTGCGGGCTATGTTATTTGAGCCAACGCCACCATCTGAAGTATTTGTATTGGTTGTACCTAAACTACCAGTTGTAGCATAAACAATGCGGTTTCCCTGAATGCCATCTACAGTATCGGCATCACCCCCATCAGCAGAAGTAATATAACCAGCACCATTCGTCAATTGGTTGTTATTGGTTGGAATGGTGGGTGTGCCAGTGAGGTCACTGTATGCACCACTCGTTGCGACAGTAGCAAGACCCAGATTGGTCACTGCATTTGTTTTCTGCGTAGAAGTCAGACTCTGTGCATTCGTGTCGATACGCAGTCGATTGCCTAATGATGTTGCTGTTGTCGTGGCAAAGTTAGCGTCATCACCCAACGCAGCTGCAAGTTCGTCAAGTGTGTTCAGTGCCTCTGGTGCTGTGTTTACCAGATTAGCTAATGAAGCGTCGATGTCACTATCGATTTGTTCTTTCTTCAGAACGTCTGTTGCGGTGACACTACCACGAAGCACTTCTACCTTTGACTCTTTTGGAGTCTTTACTGTATCCAGCAATAATCGTTTACTGATGTTGTCAAAGAAAAAACTGCGTCTACGTCTAGGCACTGTCGCATACCTCTATTGTTGAAACTATTGCTGTCCAATTTACATCCTTGGCACTGCCTGTTACAAATACTTTTAGGGCATCACTTGAATCACTAGCACGAGCATCTACTGCCCAGTTAATATCATCCTGCGCAACTGCTATCTCATATACATCACCGACATCGTCGACCGTGCCATTAAAATTGTCAGCAACTCCCTTTAAGTGCCACGCTCCACTCTCACCTGTAGCGTCTGTCCTTCGTGCAACAATTGATGCCTCATAGAACAGAGTAGTTTTTAATGGCACTGGAATACGAGAGCTATCAGTTCCAGAGAGAAACATCTCGGTTTCAGCTGAGTCAGTAGTAGCACAATGCAAGACATATCGCTTTGTTATATGCGCTCCCGTTCCTTGCGAGAAAGTATGTCCTGTATGCAATGACCCATCGTGGTCTTGTATGGTTACATTACCCAAGTTGATTGTATTACCACTTAGGTGTAAGTCTTTCCACTTATTGGTCGTTGAGCCAAGATCTTGTGCACTATCTACGCCTGGAATGACATTACCAACTGAATCAATATCCAGAATGCTAGATGATATTCTTCCATCGCCGTTTAATACAAGTGCCATTATTTTTCCTTATGCTGAGTCGAGTGATGCCTGACTCGCTTGCCATGCTGAAATAATAGCATCAGTGTGCACAGCAGCACAGATCGCCTGTACTTCAGCAGACTGATCGCTGTTACACTCACCTGGAGCTACTACATGTCGGTGAAAAGATCGTGAAATTTCTTCGCCATCTCTCTCAATTACTGTTGCTGTTCGGACTTGTACGTGCTTGTACTGTCCTACAATTTCGATTTTATCTTCTTCGGTTCTTTCTGTTAATGCCATGTTTATCTCCTGTTGTCCACCTCAATCTCCGATTGAGGTAATTATTATGATACCATATAAACCATATCAATAAAAAAATATCTACCTGTTCCAGCACTATGTGTTGGCGTAGTCCATGGGGCATCCGAGACACCAGCTCGAGTAGCTATATTAGTTGAGTTGGGAAATACCATTGATACTATTCCAGTTGGATTAGATGGGGTAGAAACCATGCTCCTATAACCTAAAAGCGTCCCAATAGTCCTAGTATTATTCGCAGATGTAAAAGGAAGTCCATTAAATGAAACTTCTCCTGCATACCCTGTGGTGTCTACATTTTCTATACTAATTCTGACTTTTACCATATTTCCTATTTTAGTATAGTAATTTGAAGTGTCAGAAATTAACGTTGCAGGCTCACTAGTGGAGCCGCGCAATGTTGCAGTAAAAGTCCCTTCTTCGTAATCGTCTAGCGCGTTAGCTGCTGCAGTGTCGCCGTTAAACGCAATACCGCCTCCCGCTAAAAAACGAACCCTTTCTGTCCAATCAGCACTATTTGATCTGCTACGAAAAACAAGAGGCGTAGAACCACCTCCCTCGTCTGGCCCATCGATACGCCAACCATAACCACTACTATATGTAGTATTTCTTATTTCAATGCCACCTTTTGCGGTTGCCGAACCACCTTTAACACGAATATCACCAACATAAGTTGGTGCGCTGGCTGAGCCAACAGCCACATCTAATAAACCAGAAGGTGATGCAGTGTTTATGCCGACATTACCACCGCCTTCAACCATTCTGACATTAGCAGGAGAATTAAAGTTTAGGTAGATTGAGTTGGTTCCCATTGCCTGTTCGATTTGGTTGCCATCAAACAGTAACGCTGAAGAATCAGCTGATGCTGGAGAAACTCCAGGAATAAAACCAATGGTTAATGGCGCTACTCTGTTTGCAAAATTGTCACCTGGTGAGGCACCGCCATTAAGATTAACCTCTCCATTGCCGACACGAATTTTAACTAGGTCGTCAAAATTCGCAGAGTCAGAGAAAGTCTTGATGCCAGCAATAGTGGTTGTAGAAGATAAACGAGTATCAAAAGCAGACGGGAATGCCGAGTCGAATTGCGCCTGCACCTGCGCCGAGTCAGTCGCACCAACCAGAGTACCATTGAATGTGATGGTTCCGCTGCTACTGAGGGTCAGTGCATCTGAATCGGCATCATAGTGCCTTAGTGACTCGACCTTTAATGTAGACATTTCTTACCTATTCCTGCGAATGAAATATAACTTTATTTATTATGATGACTTACCTATTCTCATAATAATCAACTCTGATTGATCACCATGCCATGTGCAAGTGCCGTCAATGTTTTTACCATACCACTCAACATCAACTACATCATTGACTGCGAGGTCCAATACTGTGTTCAGTTTGTTATTGGAAAATTCACCGTAGGATGAGCCACGGTCATAATCGTAACTCATAGTTGAATTAATTGCAGTGCCATTTACACGCACTCGAACTCTTACTGTATTTCGAGCACTCGCCGTAGCATTACCAAAGGTAAAGTTGCCTATGATATTATACAACCCTGCTTTGAGTATGGTAATGTTGTCAGAAGTGTCGGGATTGCCTGTTGAGGTGCTATGGGTGTATGTATCTGAATCAATCTTTGTCTGAGTATTCCAAGTAAAGTAACCAGTGCCAGCCTCGGTGATTGAAGTTGCGTTAGAAGTTTGCTTCAAATGAATTCGTTTGACGACACCAATTACTTCATCCTCTGCTTCCAGTGCACCAGTCGACTGAAGGGAGAGTACTGTTTGCCAAGGGATCGCCGAATCTGCTGTGCCAGTTGGTGCATATTTCATCTCCCAGATAGGGTCACTGAGGATGTTCAAATCCCACATAAATGCTGGTTCACTGCTTACAAGATATGTCTCATTGGTGCCAGAGGTGGCATTCCACTTTAACTGAATTCTACCGTTGCCGTCTTGGACACCTAATAGTGCGTCAGAAGTACCACCGCGCAGCGTTAGACCAGCAGCTTGGTGTGTTCTTTGATCAGACAAATCAGCAGTTGTGCCCAATACCATTCCACGACGAGCGAAAGTCGTACCAACCGAGTCAACACCAAATACGACTTCTGGATTATTTGTGGCGTGATTACTATCGGCAGCAGTAGCAATACCGTGTCGATAAAATAATTGAGGTTTTTGAGTATCTGAATCACTATAGATCTCTAATCTTCCATAACCGCCAATTTCGGGTGACCTGTAAAGTCCGCCAGAAGTGTAATATGCGTTATGATATAGAGCGGTCTTTTTAATATCACTAAATTCATAATAATCGAGAACAGTATTTTTTACACCCAAGATGTTTGACAAATTATTGAGGTCTTTGGCGCTCATGTCGTTGCCAACGAACACGTTGCCTGATGCGTCGATGCGCATACGCTCAGTGTTTCCTTCTATCCTGAAAATCATATTTCCAGAGCCAGAAGCGTCGCCATCAGCAGTTAAAACTAAGTTTTGTCCGTTAGGGCCTGTTACAGACAGTTGACCCCACGAGCCAGTACCAGCAGTGTTAAACATTCTAATATTGGTATCAGAAGAGGCAGAGATAGCAAGATTTGCAGAACTAGGGTCAGTCGTACCAATCCCCACGTTGCCAGAAGAGTCGATCGTGACCGTATCTGAATTGCCTGACCTCAGTGTTATTGGTTGGCCTTGTATATGTAGCGGGACACTGACAGAAACAGCATCATCGTATGCCGATATTCGTGCAACACCAGAATTGGAATTGATTGCTACATTTTGATCAGTTCCCACCTTGACTTGTAACGGTCCAGCTGGACTCTCCGTACCGATACCGACGTTGCCTGTAGAATCACCATGTATGGTAAGTCCAGAGGAAGTATGAATTTTAAAACAACCTGGGTTTGTCGCATGGTCTTGACCAAAGGCAACAAAACCACCGCCTTGTCCTGCTGTCACGCCACCATAGATAGCAGTAGCACCATCATAATCTGTACCGTTAGTGGAACCACCACCCAAATTCGTAAGATGCGTAGACCCTGAAACTTGATAGATTCTAAACCCTGACGGTAAACTCATCGTGTCAAATGTGGCAGAATCTTGAACTAACAGATCACCATTGACATGCAATTTGTTACTAGGACTATTAGTGTTGATGCCCACGTTGCCGTCTTTGTCAATGCGCATTCTTTCTGCTTGGTTGCCGCTTGTTGGGCGAGTCCAGAACGTCAATGCTCCAGGGTAGTTGCCTCCACCATCTGCCCACTGACCAGTTTTCTGTGCGGCGATGGATGCGAAATGTCGAGGGGTGTCGCCAGCATCTCGCGAATTGAACTTTATTGATATGATACTGTCCGAATCAGTTGCGGCATCTCCAACCGTTAGACCATAAGAACCGCCTGCTTCTGGACCATTCGTCTCAACACTAGTATCGGTGAGGATTTCTAATCTTCTATTAAAATTCCACTCATCCCTAGTTTGATCGAAAATCAAAGATGCATCTACAACATCGACTGAAATACCTGCACCGTCAGTAGCAGCAGAGTCAGCTGCGCCCTGAGCAATTACGATGTTCTTGTCTGCTGTGGTTACAGTTGTCGAATTGATTGTGGTGGTTGTACCATCAACTGTGAGGTTACCGAGAACACGGAGTGTTCCAGTAGAATCACCATGATTGGCTGGGTCGATAGTAAAGGTGGCAGGACCACGGATATAACCAGTAGTGGTTATGTTGCCTGTAGAAATATCACCAGAGGAGTCTGTCTCTTGAAGACGCCCAATATTTAAAGTTGTATTTGCCCCTGAATCTGGTGCTGTAATATCAACATATCCAGAACTCGCGCCTTTTAATCTTATCTTTCCGCTCATTACATAATCGCCCATCTAGAATCGGAATCAATGGTTACAGTAACACCATTATTTATCGTAATAGGACCAGCGCTCATAGCAGAACGACCAGCAGCAATGGTATGTGA